ACATAGACTAAACAATGCATTACTAGATTGTAAAGATTATATGAAACCTGCTGACCCCAAGTATATAGGCACGGCAATAGAAATGTGTGCCTCTACATTTGGGTGTGATGTACCTAACGAACTTGGTTTAAAAATATACAAGGATATCTTAGCTAAATACCCAAAATGTATAATAGAACAATATACAATAGAACTAATTAAGACTTACAAGTACAGGAGGTTGCCTGTACCTGCAGACTTTCTTGCAATCTATGAACCACCATTTGAACACGGAATGTTGTTCATAGAAAATACATATTTAAAAACAAAAAAGTTTGCAAACATAGTACAAAAGTGCTATAAACTAAATACGAAAGGAGTATAATATGCAACCAAAGAAAAAAGTAGAACGACCTAAAACACTTGGTGGTTCAGATGCAATTCGCATTATGGAAGGTGATTGGCACACACTCTGGCTAGAAAAGACAGGGCGTCAAGAACCTGCCAACTTGGATCGGGTGTTACCTGTTCAGATCGGCATTGTTACAGAAGGATTAAACAAGCTATGGTTTGCACAGGAAACAGGACATAAACTATTATCAGCTAGTAACCAACACGATTTCACAGATGGATTTCGGCACGCTAGTCTTGATGGATTAGTTAATGTTAGTGACAAAATTTGTGTCCTAGAGTGTAAGCATACCAATGCCAACAACACTTTAGAAAATGTTATACGAAAATATATGCCACAACTACAACATTATATGCAAGTTGCAATGATGGATAGAGCGTACCTCTCAGTAATTTTTGGTAATATGAGATACGAATGGTGTGAAATACAATATGACAATGAATATATTAAGATGCTTTACGAAATGGAAGATACCTTTTGGAAGCAACATATACTAACAGACAAAGAACCAGAGAATATACAAGCAGAAAAATTAGTACAAAACTATACAGACAATATAAAAGTAAACGAGATGATTCGTATAGATATGGAGAAGAACAACGAGTTTGTAGCTAATGCACATACTTGGCGTGAAACGAAAATTCCATACGATCAACACCGAGCAGTTGGTAAGGTATTGAAAGAACTGATACCTGCCAACTGTCGTCTTGCTGAGGGTGGTGGTATCAAGATATCAAGAACAAAGGCAGGACACTTAACCATCAAAGAAAACAAAGGAGGTTAATATGATGGCTAATATAGAACCAAGGGTAAAGAAGATACTTGCAGAGTATGATCTTCAACCCGAACACGCTTTGTGGGAACTTGCACGAGGTGGTAAAACAACACTAATTATGAAGCATAAATACTGCGAACTTGTTGGAGCTAAAGCAGGTATTGTTATTGATGACATTGTAGAAGTAGAAACTAATTCTGCACAAGGTATAGCAGTAGTTAAATGCTATGCTCACAATAACAAGATGAAGGTCATTACCTACGGAGAAGCTAGTCCTAAAAATAGTAAGGTTGCTTATCCATATGCAATGGCTGAAAAGAGAGCAGTAGATAGAGCCATACTTAAACTTGTTGGATTGCACGGCTTTGTGTATTCAGAAGATGAGTTTGATACTACAGACCAAAAGATTGGATCTGCAGATGATGACGCTATCAAAACATTTCTTACTAATATTGAAGGTAGCAAAACAGTAAAACAAGCTACAGGATATTATGAAATGGCTAAAGTAAATATAGCTAAAGCCAAGAAGTCCAATCCCGGATTGTATCAAATGGCAGTAGCTAAATATGAATCTAAACGAAAGGAACTACAAAGTGTATAATAAGATTCAAATCATTGGCAACCTTGGTGCTGACCCCGAAATTAAACAAACGGGTGCAGGTACTAACTATGCCTTATTGTCTGTAGCTACAAACAGAGTAGTGAAAGGCGAAAAAGAAACCGAATGGCACAAGTGTGTCGTTTGGGACGATAAAATAGCAGACATCTTAGCTAAATATACTAAGAAAGGAAGCAGAGTTTTATTGGAGGGTAGACTTACATACAGGAAATGGCAGACCGAATCTGGTGAAGAGAGAATAAAAGCCGAGATTCATTTAGATAGATTCAACTCAGAAATGAAGTTGATGGATTCTAAGTCTGATGGTGTGCCAATGTCTGCACCTACAGAACAGCCAAAGCCAATGGCTGACATAGGTGAAATAATTGATGACGACATTCCATTATAATGTTTAAAAATATAATCGTTACTTTGTGGATTGCATTTGACGGACAACTCTATGTTAAATATGCTCTGCCATTGCAACACAAGTGCGATATCTTTACTTGGTGGAGTGTGCAAGAGCAGTACCTACACACTCCACTAGACATTGTTGCAATGAAATGTACACGAGTAAAAGATTTTAAAATAGATAAAAGGATATATGATTATGACAAAAAATGAATCACGAGTATTTAAATTTGTAGATAGCTTTATTGATATGTATAAATTTAGTCCTTCGTATAAAGAAATTGCAGACCACCTAGACTTTGCATCACCCTCACAAGCACACAAAATATGTATGCAGTTGGTAAAGAAAGGGAAGTTAACAAAAGGAATGGGTGCCAGAAACTTGGAGATAAAATGATAACTAAAATAGAACCTATTACTAAACTAAAGCAAGATAGAACTGCACAACTAATTGCAGAATTGTTTTGGGATCACGAAAGACTATCAAGTAGTGGACAAGAAACACTAAACAAGTTAGCTAAAATGTGGGGTGTACCTACAGAAGAAGAAATGGTAGGTACAGACACACACCTTGATGACCTACCATCTGATACGGAGAGAAAAGATGGGTAAGTTTAGCAAAGACAAAGGTTACAGAGTAGAAGCAAAACTTGTAAAGGAGTTTAATAAACACGGCATAAAAGCAAGACGACAACCAATGAGCGGAGCGATACCAGATTTCCCTTACGATATAGAAATAAGACAAGAACCTTGGCACAAGTTAAGTGTAGAAGTGAAAGCAAGAAAAGACGGCGCAGGATTTAAAACATTAGAAAAATGGAAGTCTGGTGCTGACTTACTGTGCCTACACAGAGATCACGGCACAACAATGGTATGTTTAGACTTGCCTTTATTTATAGATATATTAAAAGAGGGAATAAATAAATATCCTGACATAGATGATTAGATTATAAAATGAAGCACAAGATTAATGATGAAGGTGAAATAGTTGACGAGAACGGAGTTCCAATCAAAGATCACAAAGGAAAAATTATAGTTGTACCACTAGAATATCGGTATCATTACCGACATTATTTAGAAGATGATTAGCTTATAGGTAGAATAAAAGTAGAATTAGCCCTACAACGCCTATAGCTGAGTACAGAGGGTACTTTGCAATTTGAAGTATAATCTTACCCCAAACCTTGCCACATACCCTTCTAGCCTTCTCTATGCCTGACATTTTTACCTCCAAATAATCTATTATGGTTTTTTGTTTTTGTTTTGCCATTGTTGTCCAATTTTTTCTGCACTACGCCCGACAGTATAACCACCAACACCAATCATTATAATATCTAGTAGTGAATTTTGCACGGACTCAGGAATGTTTGGTGCTGTAAATCCAAACCAATGTGCTACCATTAGCCCTGCAAAGAGTAACATCATTATAGGACGCCAACTTCTTTGCAACCAAGTACCTTGTGCTTCTAATTGTATTACAGTAGCGGCGGCCTCTATTTCTTTTAAATCGCCTGTAATAATTTTGTGCTGTAACTCAGCTTTGATTTTTTCTTTTTCTGCTTTAGATGTAATTACTTTATCTACAGTAGAAAATATTGATTTTGCTATGGGTGCAAGTAAAGGTAACATTCTATCTCCTATATAACATTATTATAAAATAGATGCTCACCATATTCGCAAACAGGTTGTACATCATATGACCATTTAGGCTTGACAGCTTTTGTATGATAATGAGTAGAGTTTTGTGTATTGTCTGCAATCTTACCAGACACAACAAGAAATGCTATGCCTAGCATTTTTATGTATATGGGATCAACCATACTTAACTCTTGCATTTTCTCTCTATTAGGATCGCCTTCGTTCCAACAACTAAACTGCCATTCTTTTAAACAAACATCTTTATGAGTTTTGCCATACCATCTACGAGCATTCACTCTATTGTTAATAACATTAGCTACACCAATCTGACCATCAGTATCACAGCCACGACATTCTCCCCACATTGTTCTAGCCATTGTATCTAAATCTTCAAAGTTAACTTCAATCATATAATACCTAGTA